ATTAAAGGACGTTATTGATAATATTGATAAGTATGTAAATGAAGACTTCTGTTTAAATAGCATTCGGTTATTACGAGTAAATGGTCTTCAGCATGTAGAAGAGGATATGGAATATTTTAAATTCATGGAATTTGAATTTAAAAACAAAATATTGAAAAGTACAAGGGAGATTCTTGAATACAGGGATATTATTGATACGGAAACATATGTTTATCTGTTAAGAATACGAAATTCCCTAAATGGTCCGTTATTTCCTTCGTTATATGAAATGGGACAGGTTAATATAATTAAAAACAACAATATACGTATTGATGTAGAGGATTTTAGAATAGAATTACGTTTAATAGGTGAGAATATTTTAAAACTAAGTGATAAATTTCGGTCATAGTAGATCAAATTAGGCAACTTTGGCATGGATAAAGAAGTGCCCACTATTGGTGACTTGAAAAAGCAAATTCCAATGCAAGAGCAAATCCCACGGACTTTTGAATTTTGTTAATTTGCAGGGGATTTTAAAAAAATCGAAAGGCTGTTTTTTGCCATATGATATATCGTTAAATTCACAAAAAATATTTTTCATGAAAAAAAGTTGCACAAAAAATGATTTATGATATAATAATGATAAGTAAATAGAAAAAGTGACTTGGAGGAATGAGCCATGATTATAGAGGTAAGAGCAAAAAACTGTTACGCATTTGAGGATGATATTACATTTTCAATGAAAGCAGATATGCGAAATAAAAAATTTGGAGCAAATGTTCACAAAGAGAATAATTTTAATGTCCTTAAAACGGTAGGAATATATGGACCAAACAATGCTGGTAAAACATGTCTAATTAAGTGCATTAGGGCAATAAGTAATGTACTTTTAAATAAGAAGAATGGACTGATGCCAAATATATTTACTGATAGTGATGTATGCGAGTTAGGCGTTACATTTATGGCATCTGGAAGAAAGTTTTCTTATGATTTTAAGTATGATGCTGAAAAAGAAGAATATATATATGAGTCATTTTCGGAGATATTTAAAGATCAGTACAACAACGAAAAGGAAGTTTGTTGGTTGAAAAAAGATACTGTTAGTGAAATATATGAGTGTATTGATGAATCTGTTCAGAATATGATTTCAGTTGTATCGAAGAATAATTTGCTATGCTATGTAGTAGATACAAGTAAATTTGAACATGTCAACGAGATGAAGCAGATTCTTGTCGGATTTGCAGAAAAAATTGATATCATCAATATGAATAACATACCTATGCAGCACACGATTGAACTAATGAAGAATAAGAATCAGTTACAGCAAAAGGTTGTTGAGTTTATAAAAAATGCAGACCTGTATATGGATAACTTTGAATATGTGGATATGGATAAGATACAACTGAAAACTGGAGAAGGGGATGAAAAGCCAGATGAGAAAGTGCTTGATATTCCGGAGAATATTATGGATCAGATTAGGTTAGTTTCCACATATAAAGGTGTTCATGTACCAAGTATGATGTTTGATTCCACAGGAACAAAGAAGATTGCAGCTATTGCCAGCTATGTAATTGAAGCACTTGAACAAGGCAGAATTTTAGTCGTGGATGAGTTGGATAGCAGTATTCATTTTAAGCTTACAAGGGCGATTGTTGCGATGTTTAATAATGAATTAAATACAAGTGCACAGATGATATTTACAGTTCATGATATAAATCTTATGGACTGCAAGAGAATGTTCCGGAAGGAGCAGATTTGGTTTGTGCATAAAGATGAGGAAGGTGTATATGTGTATTCACTTGCAGATTTTACAGCACAGCAGGGCGTACGAGATACGACAGATGTTATGGAAAAATATCGGAAAGGTGCGCTTGGAGCTTTGCCTGATCCTGAATTGATTAACTCTTTGCTTAGTATTAAAGGTAATGTAAAGGGGGATGATGCCGATGCCAAATAAGCTCCCTAAGTTTTTTGACAATCACAAAATTTGTATTATCTGCGAAGGCAATGAGGAATATGAATATCTAAATCGGTTAAAGAATTTAAAAGTGTGGAATGAGCAATATGATATCTCATTGGTTAATGCCGGTGGAAATGGGAATATTCCAGCGAGATATCAGGACCGCTATCAAAATGGAGCAGACGAACTTGTACTTGTATTCTGCGATACAGAAAAGAAACCGCATGAGCAGTATGAAGACATTAAACGTAAGATTAATGAGTTTCATGGTGTGGATAATGCTGCAGATGAAGTGATTATGTTTGGGAATCCTTGTACGATGCAGATTATATCTAAGCACTGGACCGATAAAAATTTGAAATCTCCAGCAAAACCGGTGAACGCTCCTTTGATAAAGGAATATACCGGGGTGGAGAATTATCAGGTCTGCACCGAACATGGATTTGTGTTTCCGAAAACCACTACCTGCTCTGTGGAGAATTATAAAGATATGAGTCGACGAGTGAAAGATTTGGATTCGGATGATTCTGTTACTGGTAGCAGTAATTTTGGAAAGTATTTAAAATTGCTTGAAAGTGATGACTGCGGGTGGATTGAGGAGATAAATGAACTAATAGAGTAAAATGCAGGCCTTTTTGAGATTAATTGTCAAATGTTATAGTTTAAGGAAAGTGAGGATGTAATATGAAACGACTGAATGTGTTAAGCTGGGATGAATATTTCATGGGTGTTGCCATGCTTTCCGGCATGCGCTCCAAGGACCCGAACACACAGGTAGGGGCGTGTATTGTAAGTGCAGATCATAAGATTTTATCGATGGGATACAACGGACTGCCAACAGGCTGTTCGGATGATGAATTCCCATGGGGACGGGAAGGTGCTCCGCTGGAGAACAAATACCTGTTTACCACACACAGTGAGCTGAATGCAATTTTAAATTATCGAGGTGGAAGTCTGGAAGGCTCGACGATTTATGTTTCATTATTCCCATGCAATGAATGTGCAAAAGCAATTATTCAGGCGGGCATTAAACTGCTTGTAGCTTTGATTGATGCACTACCACAGATTATCGATACAATCTGTAAAGCACTGCCACAGATTATAGAAGGAATCACAGGCGCCTTGATTGATCATATTGATGATATTATTGCCGCAGGCGTTGAGCTTTTTATGGCGCTTGTAACTAATTTACCACAGATTATAGTAAGCATTGCAGGTAAGGTACCGCAGATTATTACAGGCATTGTATCCGCTATAGGTCAGTGCCTTGGTGAAATGTGGGAAGCAGGAAAACGACTTATGAATAAATTGTGGGAAGGTATGAAAGCAATTGCCCCGGATATAGCTGCGTGGACAAAAGAATTTGTAAAGAGTATTTTCACACTGAATATAAATGTTGGTGGTGTGGCTCAGAATATTGCAAATAAAGCGGCGCAAGCAACAGGCTCTGGAAATACAGGAAGTTTTACAGCTAGAAAGCATGCAAAAGGCGGTGTTGTTGAGAAAGGTGAGATTGCACTTCTGGAAGGTGACGGAGCGGAAGCTGTTGTACCGCTGCATCAGAATCGCATGTGGATTTCGCGAGTAGCGCAGGATATGAAGAATGCGTTAGATTATGGTCAGTCATCATCTGGAAGCAAAAATGACAATGTACTGCTTGAGCTTATATATGAGCTGTTGGAACGTCTGCCTGATCTGATACTGCGTGGTATGGAATCTGTGAATTTGAAGGTAGACAAGAGAGAGCTTGCAAGAATGATAAGAGAGGTGACGACAACTTGATTGAGAAAGCAAGATATGTAAATCATATGAACGAGGTAATTGAATTTGGTATGAATGGCATCTATATCAATGAGAACGATCTGCATGATTTCGCATGGACAGCTACAAGCATGAATGACAAAATATCGTCATTTAAAATGGGAATTGTCAAGAAGTCGTTGCCAGTCGTTTTTGCATGTAGAAATGATGACGAGGGCACAGAAAGTAGAAATCGTTTGTTTGAGGTGTGTGAAAAGGATGTAGTTGCCAGAAAACATGGAAAACTCTATATTGGCGATTACTATATGCGGTGTTATGTCACAGGATGTAAGGCGTCAAAATACACCTATAATAAGCGATACATGAAGAATACGTTGACGATTCAGACGGATTATCCGCAATGGATAAAAGAAACGATTATTACATTCAATTCAAATGAGGAGATAGTTGGTAAAAACTTAGACTATAATAACGATCATCCATATGATTACACATCAAATATTCTTGGTAAAAAACTGCAAAATGCGGATTTTGTAAATACAAATTTTCGGATGCGTATTTATGGACCATGCAAAAGTCCAGAGATATTGCTTGGAGGACATATGTATTCGGTGGATGTTGATATTGAAGCAAACGAGTACCTGACGATTGACTCTGTAGAAAAGACAATAATCTTGTATGAAAGCGACGGTAGTCAGCAGAATTGTTTTGATCTGCGAAATAGAGATTCTTACATATTTCAAAAGATCCCGCCGGGCGTAATGGATGTAGCTACTTCGTCAAATCTGATATTTGATATTACATTGTTGGAAGAGAGGAGCATACCAAGATGGACTTAATTTATATGGATGAATCCAAAAAAGATATCGATGTGCTCAAGGACTATACATTAGATCTTGCATATGGAAGCGACGAGAATGATTTTGAATGTAAAGTAAATATCAATAATAACGTATGTAAAACTGGTTATTATCTTTATTTTGAGGGCGAAGAGTACGGCGGAGTGATAGATTCCGTTGGCGTTGATACAGACGAGACGACTGTAACGTACTCTGGCCGTACATGGCATGGCATACTTGAGTCTAAAGTGTTGCAACCAGATGAAGGAGAAGACTATTTGATCGTATCTGGAGAAGCAAACGAAGTGTTAAAGCTTTTGATCGACCGGATGGGACTTTCGGAGCTGTTCAAGGTAAGCACTCTGAATTCAAAGATACAGATATCATCTTATCAGATGAATCGTTATATAAAGGGTTATACAGGCATCATAAAGATGCTGAAAGCATACAATGCAAAACTGAATATGGTATTTAATAGAGGATTTGTTGAGTTATCGGCAAGTCCTCTTGCTGATTATAGTCAGGATGAGCAGTTTGATACAGATCAGATAAGTTTCACAATTAAGAGAAATAGCAAGCATATCAATCATGTTATATGTCTTGGACGAGGTGACCTGAAAGATAGACGAGTAATTCACATTTACTGCGATTTGCTTGGTAATATCAGTGGAACACAGACACTTACCGGATTGGATGAGATGTGTGAGATCTACGACAATTCAAATGCTGAATCAGATGAGGATTTGATTCAGGGTGGAATTGATAAGATAACAGAGTCTTTTGCAAGTGACTCGGTCGATTTTTCGTTGGACAGTAACGATCAATATATATTTGATGTAAATGACAAGGTAGGGGCAAGAGAGCAGATTACAGGCACTTATGTAGTTGCGTCCGTATCTAAGAAAATTGTCAATATTAGTAATAACAGTACATCAATATCTTATGATTGTGAGGCAGATACAGTGAGTGTGTCTGCTGGTCCATATCCATCTTCTGGTGACGGATCTGGGCAGACAGTGAGCATCAAAATAGGATCAGTGACAACAGGTGGCGCTGGTTCAGATGCGGAAGTGAAAAATGCTGGAGACGACAAGAATATGATTCTTGATTTCGTGATACCGAAAGGCGACCAAGGAGATAAGGGCGAAGATGGAGCACCGGGAGCTGATGGTAAGGATGGCGTCGACGGTAAGAGTATCAGTGAAGTTATCAACTATTATTTGGCGACATCTGCTTCAAGTGGTGTCACAGCGAAAACAGCTGGATGGACAACAACAGTGCAGTCAGTTTCATCAAGTAAAAAGTATCTGTGGAATTATGAGGTTGTAAAACTGACAGATGGAACGATCGTAAGTACATCAATGCCATGTATTATAGGTGCGTATGGTGATAGAGGAAATCCAGGAGCCGATGGTAAGGACGGAAGTGACGGCACGAATGGAACTGACGGAATAGGAATTAAGGAGATAGAGGAGTTTTATGCTGTATCAACCTCGAATACCAAAGTACCAACATCATGGTCTACAACAGTACCGACGATGACAGCAACAAACAAATACCTTTGGAACTATGAAACGATCACATATACGAACAATACTTCGGTAGATACTGCAAAGAAGGTTATTGGTGTGTATGGAGATAAGGGAGCCGCTGGAGCGAAGGGTGATAAAGGAGATCAAGGAGAGAAAGGCGCAGATGGTGTTGGCGTACAATCGGTGGATGTCATGTACTACAAGTCGACATCGGCTACTTTTCTTTCTGGAGGTTCGTGGGTAACAACCTCGCCAGATTGGGAGAATGGGAAGTATATCTGGACAAAGACGGTTATCAAGTATACGGACAACTCTACAAAAGAGACGACGCCAGTCTGTATCACAGGTGCGGCAGGCACAAATGGTAAAGATGGTTCGGATGGAACGAACGGCAAGGATGGAGCAACTGGAAAAGGAGTAAAGTCGATTGTCGAGCAGTATTATAAATCTACATCGGCAACCTCTTTAGTTGGAGGAAGCTGGAGTACGACATATCCCGGATGGGAGAATGGAAAGTACATCTGGACAAGATCAGTCATTACCTATACAGACAATACGACATCTACTACCACGGCAGTTTGTGTAACCGGACAGAAAGGCGATACAGGAGCCAAGGGCGATACTGGTGCAACCGGTAAAGGTGTTAAATCAACTGTGGTGACTTATCAGGCATCGTCTAGCGGTACAACAACCCCAACTGGAACGTGGAGTGCGACGATTCCAACGGTATCGGCAGGACAGTATCTTTGGACAAGGACAATCATCACCTATACTGACAATACAGCATCTACGTCGTACAGTGTAGGTCGTAATGGAACGAACGGTACGAATGGAACCAATGGAACGAACGGCAAGGATGGAGCAGCTGGAAAAGGTATCAAATCCACGGTAGTGGCATACCAAGTTGGAGCATCGGGAACAACAGTGCCAACCGGGACATGGTCTGCGTCGATACCGGCTGCGGACACATCAAAGCCATATCTTTGGACAAGGACGATCATCACCTATACGGACAACACAACATCAACGTCGTACAGTGTAGGTGCTACGCCAGAAGGAATGGTTCAAAAGAAAAAAATCATTTCTGAAATCAACCAGTCGGCAGAGGAGATTTCAATCAAGGCTGAAAAAATCAGTCTCGAAGGTCTTGTCACCGCCAATGAGAATTTCAAAGTGCTGGAAGATGGCTCAATAGAGGCGAAAAATGGTAAGTTTACTGGCGAGATATATGCTACGAGCGGTAAATTCGAGGGCGAAATAGTCTCATCTAAGGCGACTATTACTGGCGGAAGCGTGAATATCACTAGCGATGGAAGCAAATTAGCGTATATCGCTTTAACCTCAACGAATGTTCCCATTGGTTATGGCGATAAAATAGGAACCATAGCTACACAGATAGGTTCTGATGGAATTGCTTGTCAATCTGAAAAGTTTCGAGGAGATTTTAATGCTTTGGGCATATATATGGCAGAGGGATATGAAAATGAAGGGTATTTTTATTCGAATCCGAATGGAACACATGCGTCTATACTATCTGCTGACGTATTATCTGTGTCGGGCAACCTCACCGTCTCAGGAACAATCAATGGTATGAAATGGAATTGGTCTGGACAAGGCGGACAGCCAAGTTGGTTGTGGGGTGGAAATGATGGTGCAAACATGTATGTATATAATCCATCAAACTTTAGCGTAAACTATGCTAAATCTGCAAATTATGCTAATAGTGCTGGTGGTATTTCGGCACCTATATATGGATATGACAAAAATGTTAATATTACATGTGGCGGATGGAATACCCCTGCTAGCGTGACACTTCCTGCTGGAACATATGTCGGAATAGTGTTTGCAAAGATGTATGGAACTCCTGCATCCAGAATGGTTATGGTTTTTTCAACTAATAGTGGAGCTACTGATGCGGGGGCTTATATGTCAGATGATAATATGGATAGGGCATGCTGTAGTTCCCCAGTTGTTATAAATGTTAGTAGTAACACTAATTTTTATTTGAGGGTATACAACAGTATGTCAGGAGTTAGAGCATGTCATTGCGGGTGGTACTTAGTAAAAGTTAAATAATAAAGACCTTGGAGAGGGTCTATAAACACTACTACTTTATGAAGCGAGGAGTCAAAACATTATGAAAAAATACATTACAACATTAAGCAAACTGTTTGATATTCGTCAGTTGATCGCCAATAATGGCATCTTAGATCTTGCGTTCTCGCGTAAGGCAGGACTGTCCGTTGCTCGTAATATCAAGAAAATTGATGAGGATCTTGTGGAGTATGACAAGGCTCGTGATGAGCTGATACGAAAGTACTCTGACGACGGAGTTACTATGAACCGTTCAAATCCGAACTGGGACGAGTTCATCAAAGAGTTTAATGAGATCGGTTCAGTCGAAGCGTCGCTGGAAATCAACACGATTACAGCTGATGATCTGCCAGAGAACATCACACCAGCAGCATGTCTCGCAATTGAATTCATGATCGGAGAGGAGTAGCACATGACGGATGTTGAAAGAAAGATGACTACAGATGAGATTAAAGGACTGTTGACTGGAATTTCATCAATTTGTTGTTCGACGGCTACCTCAATTGATTTTTCAGGGACAGATGAAATCACAACTAAAATGGATGCTGTATTAGAATACATATCCCGAATTGAAGAAAAGGTTAATACATTAAACAGTTTGGATGATTTAGAAAGTAAGGTTGAAGAGGACGATGCTGCAATGACAACTGTGATTGCATAAAATAAAAAGAAGGAGGCTGATTATTATGCAGATAATCGACACACATTTAAAGTTTAAATCTCTTACAAAGAGAAAAAGCACAGATGGAGGAGCTGTATTTCATCATGCTGCATGTCACGGTAGTGTAGAGGATATTCACAGAATGCATCTTGCAAATGGATGGTCTGGCATTGGGTATCATATCTATATTCGTTTAGATGGCAAAGTATATAAGGGCAGACCAATCGATATGATCGGCGCACATGCATCTGGTGTGAATTACAACACGATTGGAGTTTGTTGTGAAGGAAATTTTGAAAATGAGCAGATGCCAGAAGCACAGAAGCAGGCTTTGAAAGAAGTTGTTTCATGGCTTCGCAAGGAATATGGAATTACTCGATTCAGAAAGCATAGTGATGTGAGTAAGACTGCATGCCCCGGAAAAAACTTTCCGTTTGGAGAAGTGGTGAAAGTATCCGAGAATATCCCATCGAAGACTGAATCTATACAGCAGATTCAACATATCGCTGGTAAGGGCGCTATCATTCGTGCCGGACAGATCCATGCGAATAATTTTGCCGGTGCCGGAATCGTAACGGATGGTATTCGTGGAAATGCGACCATTAAAGCCGGAATTAAGGTGTTACAAACAGCGATGAACTTAGACTATAAGTCGAAACTTGCGGTTGATGGGATTTATGGATCTGCCACTAAAGCCGCACTTGGAAAGCACTATGTAAAAAAGGGCGAGAAACAGTACATGGTTACTGCACTGCAGATTTTGCTTATGCTTAAAGGATATGCGTGTGATCTCACATGTCCGGGGGTATTTGACACAGCTACAGAATCAGTAGTGAAAGAGTATCAGAAAAACAATCTGCTTACAGTTGATTGTGTTGTTGGATATAATACATGGATGTCGCTTATTCACTAAGTGGAGAAAGAAGGGAAAGACTATGGCACATTTAGTAACAGGGTATGCCGGGAAAGAACATATTAGATCAGCAGATCAGGGCAGCTTCAATGCTGCCTTTTTTGGTGATGGAGAATTTGTCATGAGTAGCGGATCGAGATTTGCAGGAGCAATTATCAATAACAACACAGTTAGAATTTCTGACGGCGATATGCTGATGCAGGGCAGACATATCCGTATTGAACCGAATACTTATGAAGATTTGACAATATCGACAGGTACCGCAGGAACAAATCGAATTGATCTGATCGTAATGACCTACGAGAAAAATGCGGCATCAGGTATTGAATCTGCAAAGTTAGAAGTTGTACAGGGGACAGCAACGTCGGGAACGCCGTCTGCTCCTGAAATAGTAAGTGGAGATATTTTAAATGGTGATTTGAAAAATCAAATGCCGCTATATGCGGTTTATGTATCAGGTGTAGCACTGACCAAGATATCAACACAGTTTATGGTCTGCCCGACATATAAAGATTTAGCAATCTATTATGCACAACAGTTCCAGAACGCATGCGAAACACATTTGAATTCTTTAAATATCATTGACTCTGCTGATGCAATCGACGCAAATTCAGCAGCAAATCAGCTTGCAGGAGCACTTGGTGTTAAAGAGCTTGCAAGTCAAAAGGCACCAGTGGCGCATATACATGATGATTTATATTACAGAAAAGCTATACTTGACCAAGCACTTAGTGCTAAAAGCGATACTAATCATAATCATGACGAAAGATATAGTCGTGTTAACCATAATCATGATGAAAGATATTGTTTGCCGGTTGGTACAGCTGTACTTAATTCGAACCTATATAGTGCACCATTTAAATACGGTAAATGGAAATGTGCAGGATATGTTAATATTGAACTGTATGATGCCAATGGTGAAATTAGAATAATAGCTCCATATGTTTGGACCAGAGAATCATAGAAAAGGGGTAAAACATGACATCAATAATATCTGCCATGATTGCGGCGTTTGTTACATTGATCGTATGCTTAATCAATAATCACTATCAGCAAAAGGCTGCAAGCAAAAAGCATGATGAAACAATTGCATTGATAGAGTACAAGCTTGATGAGCTATCAAAAAGAGTAGACAAGCACAACAATGTTGTTGAACGTACATATCGTTTAGAGGAGCAACAGGCGGTCACAAATGAGAAAATTCGTGTTGCGAATCATAGAATTGAAGACTTAGAGAAAGAGAAGAAAGGATGATGAATATGGATTTATCAAATTGTGTAACTGTAGTACCAATCGTGATTATTTGCTATCTGGTTGGAATTGGATGTAAAGCGAGCAAGAAGGTCAGCGATAAGGCGATTCCGGTAATCTTAGGCATTGTGGGAGGAATCATTGCAGTACCTGCTATGTATGTGATGAAGAGCTTTCCGGCGGAAGATATTATCACGGCGATTTCAGTTGGCATCATGTCTGGTCTTGCTTCTACCGGAGTAAATCAGATATATAAGCAGAGCAAGAAATAATTTACTGGGCATTTACTGGGCAAAAATTATGAGAAGAGATTTATCTGATCTAATTTCTGATTATCATTTTGGGTTACTTTTTTAGTAACATGAATATAGATTTCTCTGGTTATCTCACTTTTTCCATGCCCGAGGCGGCGGGCAATCTCATCAGGAGTCATGTTGTTTGCGGCGAGAAGCGAAGCGTGCGTATGTCGTAACATATGAGGTGTCACACGTCGTTCAAATAGCTTCTCTGATATGATACGAAGGTATTTTTCGTAACCGGCTATTTGCATATGATCACCTTTGCTGTTTGGAATCAAGATGCTTGATCTGAAATTGTTTGCAAGCATCATTTCTTTACGCCATAGCATACATTTCTTTAATTCTACTAAGAGTGCCGGCTGGATGTGTATTACACGCTTGGAATTATCGGTCTTTGGTGTAGTGACACTGTCGTGCTTTGAATCGTATGTTTTGGAGATTCGGATTGTTAACTGGTCCATATCGATATCAGATACTTCTAGTGCAGACAATTCGCCGAATCTCAAGCCTGTGAGTAATAGTATCGAAGTTATATAGTACCAGTGCCAGCAATTATCATGTTTGATGTAATCAAGGAGCTTTTTTGCTTCTTCAGGTTCCAAGTATTTTGTAGTAATTTCTTTATCATCAGATGAATCATCAAATGGCTTAAGCTTTGTGATCAGCTTCATGTTATCGTGGTAGTCATTTTCATATCCCCAATTTAACATTGCTTTGAATCGTGTTATGTAAGAGTTCAATGTCGTAAGTTCTTTTCCGGAATCGAGCAATCTGGACTTTACATATTGTGCTGTCAGGTTGTTGACAATTGCATCTGGATTCAAGATCTCTATGACAGAGCCAGTAACACTCTCATTCCGATCAACTGTACTATCTTTGTATATGATTCTTTGGGCTTTCAGATACTCTTTTTGAAGTTTTGCAAGAGTTACCGTATTATCGGTGCATTGAAGATCCTTAATAGCAGCTTCGATCTTTGCATTTAACTCTCTTTGTGCTTTGTTCTTGTTCTGCGGCGTGTCTTTTGGATATGAGACCGCAACTCTTTCGACCTTAAGGGTGAGAGGGTTTGTGTATCGTTCACGATAGACAACTGTTCCGTTTTTTTGAGTTTCACACCACATAATAAAACCTCCTTTGAAAAAATAGGCATAAAAAAATAAGCCTATGAAAATGTGAAGGCTTATGGTATAATACAAGTTGCGAATTTGTTATGCATAAGCCTTCGGTTTATGGGTGACACCCTCAGGTGTTTCCAGCACCTGAGGGATTTTTATTTATCTATTTTTTATTGAAATTGTGCAGGATATGCAAATATCTCATAGTCTGCAACAGTATCTGTATTTACACCTTCTGGAAGTGTGATTCCACTCAGTTCAAAGCCAATTGTATCATTTGGATTCAGGTCTTCCATTATAACGGTATCGCTTATACCAATAGGCGTGTGATCGGCATCATAGAATATAGCGGCTACATAGCTTACAGATTCTACTTGATCAGATGTGCATGTTAACCTTCCTATAACATCAATTCGATCCCAATCGTTATTATTTGTTGATACATCTGAAATTTCATATCTTGTTTTATGTATAGATGCTTTTTCAACATGAGGTCTAGGTAAAACAGTTAATTCCAAATCGCCAGAATAGTTATCAAGCGTTATAGTATCGGACATATAACCTTTTTCTCCGGGAGAAATCACATTAGGATATGTTGGTACGCTTTTCATAGCAGATACTAAGTGACCATTTTCATCTTCTAGGTCGCATGCTCCGTTAGATAAATATAAATCCGAAGTACCTGTATTTTCAATTTCGACAATTACGTCAACCATTACGCCACTATATGATTCTTGAACTTGAGCATTTGTGTAGGTAATTTCATATGCTGTTTCGTTTTCAGATTCTGTTGTTGTCTCTGTTTCGCCATCTTCATCAGATGCGGTTGTTTCGGTGTTGTCTGCAATATAGGATGCTTCGGTAATTGCTTCTGTTGAGTTATTATCGTAAGATCCTAAATTAGGCTCTTTTGATGCTCCACAGCCAGTGAGCAAAGAGCAAGCAAGCATAATTGCAAAAAGTTTTTTCTTCATAATAGGAATCCCCCTTTATTAAATTTTATTGTGTGCATAATATTCTAAGTGGTCAACGCAAGCATCTCTATTCTCGAAGTCAAACCTGGTGATGTGGGACAGAGCATGTAAGTAAGCATCTGTCTGCTGTTCCTGATTGAGTCTTGAATTGATAAAGATTGAGAAACTGCCATCTTCGTTCGAAGTGACCGTTTCCTTTGCGTTTGCTCCTTTAAAATCAATTAAGTGTACAAATACTTCGTTCGTAATATCACCCCCTGCGACTAAGAGCATAATATCATAGCGCTGGTACAATAATACGGACTTATTCGCCTTTTTCTTTCTTTTTTAATGCAAGTAGCATTGTATGTACTGTTTGGATGTCTTCTGGAGAAGCATCACGTGCAGCATCGAAGAGAAGTGAGAGTTCTTTGTTCTCGAAGATCTCCTGTGCCTTCTTTGCTGTTTCAGGATCCAAATAGTATGAAGCTTCTCTTTTATCTTCAATTAAATCGGATTTGTTGATTCCGAAATAATCAGATAATAATTGAACCTTACCCATTCTTGGTATTGCGATGCCTTGACACCATGTATTAAATGTTTGTGGAGATACCCCAATGGCATCGGCAATTTCTTTTTGTGATTTTCCACATGAAGATATATATTTATTCAAATTTCTAGAAAATACACTTTTTTGTTCTTCATCCGACATATGTAAATACCTCCTGTATTTAGTAACTACATAATACAATACAATTTGATAAATAGCAACCAAAAATCAAAAAAAAATTTATTTTAGTATTGACATCAAATTAAATTTGATTTAGAATTGAGGTACAAAATGAAGAAAGGAGGCAAACGGATGGAAAAGAAGTTGAGAATCAGTCTTGCTGCCGCAAGGGTTAATGCCGGACTGTCTCAAGAAGATGTCGCGAAAGCCTTGAATGTCGGAAAACAAACGATTGTAAGCTGGGAGAAGGGAACATCTGAACCAAAGATTTCGCAGGCATTAAAATTATCGGAACTGTATCATATGCCGATTGATTATATTTTTTTTGCCTAAAGAATCAAATTAAATTTGATGGAAAGGAGAAGCGATGGAGATAACATCAATTAAGTACATCAGCGCATCACCGTATATGTCGAAGGCACAGATCCAGAGGTTGATGAACGTATCTGCCCGGACGGTCACCAGTCGAATCGCAGAGATCGATCAATACGTTAAGAAGGGCAGATATGGCTCACACACAATTCTGGATGGCTGCGGCGTGACATATGTGAATTATCTGGCGTTTATTGATTTCTTGAAATATAGAAAGGACTTAAAAGCCGGACGCAGAGTGCCGCCGTACAATCCGAAGCGTATAGCGGAACAGATCGCATGGGGCACACTTGCAACGGAAAATCAGTAATGACAAGCAGAGAGGAAGAAAGAGGATGAGTAACGACATGATTATATGGTCATACCGGCTGGCAACATTCGCAATGGTAGAAGGTGCTGTGCTGTTATGGCTTGGCATGATCTATGGCTTTTGGATGATGCTTGTGGCTGTAATCTATAAGGAGCTGATTGAATATGCCAACAATGATGATATGGACCATGCAATCGAGATCTACAAAAAAAGCACCCTTGGGACTGGCATCCCGCAGGTGCAAATAACAAATAACACGATAAGAAGTATAACACGGAAGGGAGCGTGAATCAATGGTTACGATGCAGGTGCTTCCAAATCGTGAAGATTGGTTGAAGCACAGAACGAAGATCGGCGGATCAGATGCATCTGCAATACTTGGTAAGAATCCATACAAGACGAATGTGGAACTCTGGAAGGATAAGGCATTTCATCTGATGCCGGAGGATATCTCGGACAAGCCGTATGTGAAGTATGGCACCGAAGCAGAGAAGTATCTCCGGGAACTGTTCAAGATGGACTATCCGCAGTATGAGATGTTCTACGAGGAAAATAACATGTGGACAAATGACGCATATCCGTTCGCACATGCATCTCTGGATGGATGGCTCAAGGATGAAGCTGGCCGTATGGGTGTATGGGAGTGTAAAACTACAAATATCCTGCAGTCTCGTCAGAAAGAGAAGTGGGATCATCGTTTGCCGGAGAACTATTACATACAGATCTTGCATTATCTGATGGTGACAGAGTTTGAGTTTGTGGAGCTGAAAGCGCAGCTCAAATCAGTGTTCTCAGATGGAACGGTGTATTTGCAGACCAGACATTATCACATTGAGAGATTTGATGTGGAAGCGGATATTGAATATCTGGCGGATGAAGAGCGGAAGTTCTGGACATGCGTAGAGAACATGAAGGCTCCGCCGTTGGTGCTGCCGGAGATATAGGAGGATGCCATGTATGGTTATATCTGTCCGACCTGTGGTGCACATCTGGATCCACAGGAGCGATGTGAGGAATGCACAGAGCAGAAGTTGAAGGATCAGCGGGAGAGCGAACGTATCAAGTCCCTGCTCTCGGTAGGTAAGGATGCTCAATATGAGCTGGTATTAAGTTAGGAGGATATGAATGGAGTTAAGAGTAGAACCGGTTACATTTCCGGAGGTAATTCAGTTTAACTATGAAGAATTGAAAGCAGAGATCACAAGCAAGGTAGAGATGTATAAGAATCTGGTATATACAGGTAGTGATCAGATTAAGGATGCAAAAGCAGACAGAGCGGCATTGAATAAGCTTATTAAGGCTATGTCAGATGAGAGAATCCGTATCAAAAAGGATTGTTTGAAGCCATACGATGAATTCGAACGGAAAATTCGTGAACTCGCGGATATTGTGAATGAGCCGGTACAGTTGATTGATAAGCAGATCAAAGAATATGAGCAGACGTTGAAGGAAGAGAAGCGGAAGGAGATTGAAGCACTCTTTGAGACAATTGGATTTCAGGCATTTGTAAAGCTGGAGATGATCTGGGATGAGAAGTGGCTGAATGCATCTGTATCGATGAAATCTATCGAAGAGAAGATGCGGGAACGTATGTATCAGATCAGCACAGATCTTCTGACGTTGAATCGGCTTTCAGAATATGCGTTTGAAGCGGTTTCAGTATATAAAGAGACTTTAGACATGCACAAGTCAATTGCAGAGGCACAGCGGATGTCTGAAATTGCCAAGAAGAAAGCGGAAGCAGAAGCACGGAAGAAGGCGGAAGAAGAGCGGCGTGCCAAGGAAGCGGAAGATAAGAAGATGCACGAAACGCCGGTTATTATTCCTGAGCCGGTGCCGGAACAGCAGGAGCCGGAACGCACAGAGCCGCAGAAGATGGAAGTGCGGTTTGCGGCACTTCTTACAACCGAAGATGCACTTGCCCTGAAAGAGTTCTTCCAGAGCAGAAATATAGAGTTTAGAGCGATTTAGGAGGATATGAAAAATGGTAAAAGTAGAGGACAACGTAGTATCAATTTACGGCGCAGAAGATACATGTGCAATCGAAATTGCAAAGATCCTTTGTGCATTTAAGAAGGTACTATACAAGAACTATTCAAAGGAAGAGGCAGAAATCAAATACGGTGCTGTTCTTGCGACAGCAGATGCGTTTTCGTATATATCTTGCAAGCAGGAGAAAAAGGAAAATGCAGAGACGGATAAGAAAATCGGATTGGATGAGATTTTGAATCAGCTAATTTTAGATTCTTTAGATGCGATTGTAAAGAAGGGAGACAAATAAGATGGTACAGAATAGTTTGGTTAAGAGTAAGCAGAATCAAATTCAGGACACGACAATGACCGGGTTCTTGAATCGTATGGATATCAAAGCGAATATTGAGCAGGCACTTGGTAAGGGAAATGTGCAGCGCTTTATCTCCGGCGTAGTATCGGCAGTCAGCGTGAATCCTGCTCTTGCAGAATGTACGAAGCCATCGATCCTGTCTGGTGCGCTGTTGGGAGAGAGCTTGAAGCTTTCCCCATCGCCACAGCTTGGTCATTATTACCTCGTGCCGTATAGCGACAATAAAGCCGATACGAAGGTGGCACAGTTCCAGATGGGATATAAAGGGTATATCCAGCTTGCAATCCGCTCCGGTCAGTATAAAAAGCTTACTGTACTGGCTATCAAGGAAGGTGAGTTTGTCAGCTTTGATCCGATGAATGAAGAAATAAATATTCAGCTGATGGTTAATGACTGGGATGCACGAGAGAAAGCGGAGACGGTTGGATATTATGCGATGTTTGAACTTGTCAATGGATTTCGAAAGTCAATGTACTGGAGCAAAAATCAGATGCTTGCACATGCTGACAGATATTCGCAGGCATTCAGCAAAGATATGACGGCAATCAATACGAGATACGGCGTGAAGCATAAGGTGTCTTATGCAGATTATGTTGCCGGTAATTACGATCAGCGTGATTCGTGGATGTATTCAAGCTTCTGGTATAAGAACTTCGACGCAATGGCATACAAGACCATGCTCCGTCAGTTGATCAGCAAGTGGGGAATCATGTCTATCGAGATGCAGTCAGCATTTGAATCCGACATGGCATACATCAAAGAAGATGGTTCCAAGGTATATGTAGAAGATGAGCCGGTTGCAGATGTAGATGCTGCAGAGCCCTCACAGCTGGCGGAAACATCTGAGGAACAGGCGATAGATTCTCAGCAGGAAGAACGTGCACAGGTGGCTGAAGCGGAAATGCCGACGCCGGAGCAGGTGAACAACAGTGCCGCTGCCGCATTGTTTGGATAAGGTTATTGTACAAAGATATATCACAGTATTCTTTGTTTTATTGTAAGTCATTCTCTACCGCATTTATGGCGGTAGAGGGAAAGGAGTTACATGAGCAAATACAGAAGCAGGAAAGTGGTAGTTGACGGTATTACATTTGATTCCAAGAAGGAAGCGTGTCGGTACCGGGAGCTTCATTTGCTTGAACAGACTGGCGAGATTAGCAATCTGCAGATGCAGGTCAAATATGAACTGATTCCATCGCAATATGAACTGCGACCGGTCACATTGAAGAATGGATTTGTGAAGATGAAGAAGTTTTGCGTGGAACATGCATGTAGTTATATCGCTGATTTCGTTTATATAGATACCAACGGAGATACGGTCGTAGAGGATACAAAAGGATTCCGGACAAAGGATTACATCATAAAGCGGAAGCTGATGCTCTACAGACACGGCATCCGGATCAGGGAGGTGTGACAAGATGGGAGCAAATATCAGAGATACACATAAGGTTGTAAAAGCGATGCTTGAGAAACATCCAGAGACTCGGAGCAGTGACGGATGCTTATGTTACATGGTGTACAAGGAAATTGGCAAGAAGAACGGCGTAGATGTAGATAAGATTCCTCTTCAGCAGTTCTTCCTGCATATGCGAGAGTTGGGATTTCCAACAACAGAATCGGTCAGAAGAGCACGACAGAAGATTCAGGCAGAGTATAAGGAACTTGCCGGAAGCGAGTTCGTAGAATGTAATCGAACAATGCTTGAAGATGTTTATAAGGATTATGCAACCAGCATTATTAAATAGCTGGATTGAAAGGAAGGAGCAGATGGCAAGACCGCAAAAAAAAGGATTGCTGTACTTCCCATTTGACACGGATTTCTTCGCAGACCTAAAGATTCGGGCACTCAGTGCAAGATACGGATCGGATGGATTGATATTCTACATATGGTTGCTTGCGGAGATATATAGAGAAAACGGTTATTACATCGTATGGAATGAGGACAGCGAGGATGCAGCGATAGCATCCCTTGGGCTGTCCGAGGGTTCAATGAAGCAGATAATGACATTCTTGGCTAGTCGGTCACTAATCGTTGAGATCACACTTGCTAGTTCGGACACTATCATTACCTCCCAGAATATACAGAAACGCTATCAGGAGGCGGCAAAGAGCCTTAGACGTGAAATCATAGTTGATTGTGAGATATGGCTTTTGAATGAAGAGGAGACCGCTTCTTTTATTAAAGTCACCCAAAATTCGGATAAATACAGTAAAAACCATAATAAATCCGTTAAAAATGAGAGTAAATCCCGTAAAAACCCCACAAATAAAATAAAAGTAAATGAAATGAAAGTAAATGAAAGAGAGGGCGCACCCGCAAAGCATTCATATGGACCATTCGGAAATGTGATGCTGTTGGATGATGAATTCACCAAGCTCGCAGATAAGTACGGAGCTGATATTCGTAACGATGCAATCGAATTTCTTGATATGTACATTGAAGAGAAAGGTTACAAAACAAAGTCTCATTATCTCGCAATTATTCGATGGGTAGTAAATGCAGTGAATGAGCGCAGGCAGAAACAGAGACGAGGATATCAGAGCAATATGCCTAAGAGTATACAACCGACACAGGAGCGTGTATCTGCGCTTGATGAGATGGAAGCTCTCTTTCAACAGGAGGTGAATGGATTTGACAAAGGCAGAAAGAATTGAACTGCGAAATCAGAAGATCATGGAGAATATCAAACTCGTGTATTTTCATTTGAATAAATATCATGGATTCCCAAATTACGATGACATCATACAGGAAGGTGTACTTGCACTGGTGGAAGCCATTGACAGAAGCAAGGATCTGGAACACTTAAATCGAAATTATATCGGTATATATATCAACAGATATGTGGAAAGATACATTCAATTTGGAGATGTGACAGTACGTACACCATTTCACTGGAAAGATGTCGAGAAACCACAGTATGTATCACTCGACAAGATTGTAAATGATGATGGTGACAGTTATGGGGATTCGTTTCTGGAAGACAGACACGATTGTATCGGAGAACTTATTACGATGATGGATTTTGAACATATGGTAGATCAGTTGTCTCCGAGAACACAGAAGCCGATGCGGTGCATGCTGCAGGGATATGGCATGACCGATACAGCGAAAATGTGCGGTATATCGTTTGAACGAGTGAGACAGATCAAGAAGCTGTGCAATAGAGAACTGGTTGCAAGTGAGGTGTGACATGACGTATAGAGAATTTTTAGAAAGTAAAATTGATCTTGCGACAGAAAGCGGATTTGTGGTTGATCATTCAAAGATCAATCCGGCGTTGAAACCGCATCAGGCAGATGCTGTTGCGTGGGCACTTAAGGGTGGACGCCGGGCATTGTTTGAAGCGTTCGGACTTGGAAAAACGGTACAGGAAATTGAATTCTGTCATCAGGCAGCAGAACATACCGGAGGCAGAGCACTTATCGTGTTACCACTCGGAGTAAAGCAGGAGTTCACAAGAGATGCCGTGGAACTGCTTGGATATGAGAAGCCGGAGTATTGCCGGACGATGGACGAGGTCAAGGCGTGTGACAGTCAGATTGTGCTGACGAACTATGAGCGAGTGAGAGATGGTGATATAGATCCATCGTACTTTGCTGCAACGTCACTGGATGAAGCAAGTGTACTCCGGAGCTTTGGAAGTAAGACATATCAGACATTCTTGGATAAATTCAAGAACGTTCCATATAAGCTCGTAGCAACGGCTACACCATCGCCGAATAAGTACAAGGAGCTTATACACTATGCCGGATATCTGGAAGTCATGGACACCGGACAGGCACTGACAAGATTCTTCCAGCGGGATAGTACAAAGGCAAACAACCTGACGCTGTATCCGAATATGGAAGATGAATTCTGGTTGTGGGTGTCAAGTTGGGCGCTGTTCGTTACAAAGCCGTCTGATCTCAATCCTGACTACTCAGATGTTGGATACGATCTGCCACCGCTTGATGTCAGATGGCATGAGATACCGATTCATTACGGAGATACAGCGGACAGGGACGGACAGATGCAGCTCTTTCAGGAAGCGGCAGAAGGATTGAAAGAAGCGGCAGCAGTTAAGCGGGACAGCATAGACATCCGGGTACAGAAGATGAAGGAGATTGTAGATGCTTCGCCGGATGATCATTTCTTGTTGTGGCACGACCTGGAGAGTGAACGCCATGCAATCAAGAAGGCGTTGCCAGAGACGGTTGATATCTATGGATCCATGGATTATGAGACGAGAGAACAGCGTGTAATTGATTTCTCAAATGGAAAGACACGGTTGTTTGCAACAAAGAAATCGCTGTCTGGCTCGGGGTGTAATTTCCAGAAGTATTGCCACCGGGAAATATTCCTTGGTATTGATTATGAATTCAATGATTTTATTCAAGCAATCCACAGATGTTACCGATTCTTGCAGAGTCAGCCGGTTGTGATTGACATTATCTACATGGAGAACGAGCGGCAGATCAAGGAAGCATTGCTGGAGAAATGGAAGAATCATAATTACATGGTCCAGCGGATGGTTGAGATCGTGAAGAAGTATGGACTTAATTCAGCGAACAAAGCTGAACGATTGGAAAGGAAGATGGGAGTGGAAGGAACAAGAGAAGAACGAACCGTGCGAGGTAATCACTATGAAGCGGTATACGGCGACTGCGTGGAAGAGACACGTGTCATGGCAAGTAACAGCGTTGATCTGATACATACGTCGATACCATTCGGCAATCACTACGAGTACAGTGCAAATTATAACGACTTCGGACATAATCAGGATACAGAGCGGTTCTTTGAACAGATGGACTATCTGACACCGGAGCTCCTGAGGGTATTGAAGCCTGGCAGAGTGGCAGCAGTACATGTAAAGGACAGAGTGCTTTTTGGAAATGCGACAGGTACCGGTATGCCGACAATCGAGCCGTTTCATGCGGATTGTATCGAGCATTACATGAAGCATGGTTTTATGTATTTCGGCATGATCACCGTTGTGACGGATGTTGTACGGGAGAATAATCAGACATACCGCCTTGGCTGGTCTGAACAGTGCAAGGATGGCACCAAGATGGGTGTAGGATGCCCGGAATATATCTTATTGTTCCGAAAGCTCCCAACGGATCATAGCAAAGCATATGCAGATGATCCAGTATCAAAGAGCAAGGAAGAATACACAAGGGCACAATGGCAGATAGACGCACATGGATATTGGAGATCGTCGGGCAATCGTCTGATCAGTAAGGATGAGCTGAAAGAGATATCGGTGGATAATCTGCAGAAAGCATACAGGAAATACAGCAGAGAGAGCGTTTACAACTATGAAGAGCATGTGAAGCTTGCAAAAGAACTTGATAAGGACGGCAGACTGCCGGCTACTTTCATGGTGGTTGCTCCGGGATCATGGAACCAACTTGAGGTATGGGATGATATCAACCGG